CTATCACCAAGAACGCTTGTATCCCAAGCGGCTTTTAGTTCAGCAATAGTTGAAGCTGATGAGATTGCAGATGCCGCTGGTGCATCACGCAGTGCATCTTTGGCAGTAGCAATAGATGAAGTATCAGCACTTGTTTCCAATGCTTTCATCAACTCAACATCTTTAGCTTCAAGCAAAGGTTGGCGCACTTCACGGATTTTATCCTTGAAAATTTCTTTCGCCTTATCCATATCTTCGCTTATTACTGTGCCAGATAAGCTCCACGCTCCTCTGAAATCTCTGTTTGCTGGTACGGTAACTTCTGACGCATTAGCCTGATTACCGTCTTTATCGACAATGTATGTATCAACCACGTTAAACTCCTATGCGGCTAGTTCATCAGAGATACGCCAAGCGTTTCTCCACTCTCTTGTTTTTGGCAACTGCTCTTTCTTGCAGATAACCATCTTCGGGCGGTTGCCCTCATCCCACGTTCTCCAGATGGATTGTGGTATGTCCTTTTGAATTAAGTATTCAATACATTCCTTCTCCGACATAGCTGGCATCGGTTCTGTGTCATGCAACAGATAGCCACGAGTATGCTTATTGAAGTCTGGCTGTGCTTCGTCTTTGGCTAGTTCCCAATAGACCCACACAGGCGGTAAGATACCACCTTGTAGTGCTGCCGCCATCCAGTTAGGGTCTGGCACAAGTATCTTAGCGCACTCATCTACGCTATCTTCGTACACTACACGATAATCTGACTGCACAGGCTCAAGGTTTTCTTTAGCCCACCCCAGACGCAACCACAGATGTGTGCCTTGAAATTCAGGTGTTTTCATTTATGCTAAGTCTCCGTGAACTGATTGAGTTAGTCTGTCAGCATCAGCAACAGTAAAGCTGTCGGATCTAGTAAAACATTGCACTGAAATACTACCCGTAACTTTAACAACGTCTCTAACACCCCCTAGTTCTGCTGAACGACAAGTCAAAACTTGTGAATAGTTTCCACTAGACATAGATGAAGTAAGTGAGTGAGTATAATTTCCTGTGCCATTATCTGTTCCAGAGGCTATGTTTAAGCTGTCGTTTAGACTTGCATCATTGTCACAATCTAGCCAAGCCTTCGCACTACCATTAACAACATAGCTGGTGGAAATATCAGCACCAGCGCCTGTCTCGATTGTATCTGCTATAATCTTGCCAGCCATTATGCGAGGTCTCCCATAGATATAAAGTGTACTTCTTCAGCGTCCTCTGCGTTCCAAGATGTGTTTGTAGTATTTAAAGTAAAGTGATTTGTCGCAGTGTTTGCTGTACTATGTCCTATCGCATGATAAAATGAACTACGCTCCGCAGATGTAGTGGTGGCATAGTCATCGTTGTTAAATACATTACTCCAATTCAAGTCCGAACTTCCTGTTCCATTGTCTGTTACAGAAGCAACATTTAGACTGTCTTGCATAGCGGTCGTAGATATGCTGGTAAGTTGACCCCAAGCCTTCGCCACGCCCTGTTGCAGTTGCATTGTAGCAGAACCGCCCTCAGAGGTGATGGTTACATCGCCAGCCGCAGTTTTGCCAGTGAGTTTGTTTGTAATAATCTCACTCATGCTAGGTCTCCGTGAACTGCTACTAAATTGTACGTTCTATCTGTATTATTTGTTGTATGGGTTTCGTAAGCCTGTATTCTTCCAGTTGTTGTTGTAGGTGCGACCTGCGTAAAATCTGTAGCCGCACCCCAGCCGTTTGTATAATTCAAAACATAATTTGCACTACTAAAAGCGTTACTAAATGTTATTAATGTTTCCCCAGTTCCAGTGTCTGAAATGCTTGAAACTGAAAAACTGTCACGGGAGGCTATTGTGCCAGTACCATTGAAGTTAAGCCACGCCTTTGCCGCACTCTGTTTTGTCAGCGTTACAGGGCTAGTGCCGTCTGATGCTACGATTGTATCTGCTTTTAATGTACTCATTACACTACCGTCCAATTCTCACCAGTACCTACCGTAACAGTAACGCCAGTGTTTATTGTTATAGGGCCAGCACTCATAGCGTTTTTCCCATTTGTAATTGTGTAGTCTGTCGTTATGGTCTGGCCATTCTCGTAGAATATTTCGTCAGACCCACCGCCTGTTGCGCCAGCAGATATACCAGTTAGATTGCTTCCATCAATAGCTGGCAATGTGCCAGTTAGATTTGCGGCTGGAATGTTGCCAGTACCAGTAATATTATTGGAATTAAGGTCAAGGTTGCCACCCAACTGAGGTGTAGTGTCATCAACCAAATCACTGGTAATAGTGGTGGGCTCAAAGTTTGTGCTGGTGCTGTTATAAGCAAGCACCTGACCATTTGTAATACCGCTTGTATTTACATCAGAAAGGTCATTAATAGCTGTGCTTAAAAGATTAAACGTACCGTAAGCAACAATGTCTACTGTATCGTTGACAGCCGCCCCTGTCGCAAGAATAACAGAAGAACCGCTAGTAGCTGTAAAATCTGTACCAGCAATTAACTTAACACCATTCAAATACACATCAACGTAACCAGCATCATAAGTGGCGGCAAAAGTTGTTTGCCCTGCTGTCGCTGTATATACCACACGATTTGCTGTGCCGTTGACTGATGAACCAGCATTAACAAAGCCAGAACCATCGTACACTTTCATAATGTCGTTGGTTGTATCAAACCACAAATCACCCTCAGTAGGTGATGATGGTGCAGATGCACTAATAAAGTATGTGTTAGCAAAGCTGTTGATGTCTGTCAGATTGGTTGCGACAGTGTTTACGTTTGCTATAGATCCACCAACAGAATTAACATTCGCAATGTTTGTAGCTACTGTACCAATGTCTGTAGCATCTGCCGCTACTGCATTAATATTTGTAGAGTTACCAGCAACAGCAGTTACATCAGATGAAATGCCAGCTACAGTATTTATGTTTGTTTGGTTAGAAACAGTAGGCGTTATCTGAAGCCATGTTGTCGTACCAAGGTCATAAACCTTCATTACGTTATTAGTTGTGTCAAAGTACAGCGCACCATCTTGCAGTGCATTACCGTCATTGTCTACGCTTGGATTGCTGGATTTTGCTCCTAAATACGCATCATCAAATAGGTCAAATGTAGCGTCTGCCGCCGCCGCACTAGCCGCACTAGCAGTCGCTGATGTTGCCGCATTTGTCGCAGAGGTGGCGGCATTTGTTTCTGATGTGGCAGCATTTGTTGCAGATGTCGAACTAGCAGAGGCAGATGCCGCGCTGGCCGTGGCACTTGTCGCGCTTGCTGTCGCGCTGGCGGCTGCGTTTGTTGCGCTAGTCGCAGCTGCTGCTGCATCAACAATAAGCTCGAACTTACTTGTGTTAGTAAGAAGGTCACCAACGCTCGATGCCGCTTTACACAAATATATGTTGTTTAGCTGGGCTGAAGTTGTCGATTTAATCAGGTCGCGCACATTATATGCAGCTGTAGTTATGGTCGCATCGCTGCCCCGGAACGTGCCAATCTCTTGCGTAATAGAAACATCGCCGCTGCTGTCAAAGGCAAAGATTTTGTTTGCCCGGTCACTTGCGCCAATTGTAAATTCTGCGCCTGATAGTGTGTTGGTTTCGGATGCCTTGATACAGCGGTCAACTTGCTCTTGTATGTTTTGAGCTATAAAGGTTAGACGGTCTAGGGCGTCCTCATGGCTTTCAGCCGGGAAAGGGTCATTGTCAATATAGTCGGTGCCCTGAGTTAGCCCCAGGTTTCTTTTGATGATGACTGTGACACCGCTTGCCGGGGCGGTGCCAAAGGTCACGTTGCCGCCGCCGTCTGTGCCTACTCCGCTGACAGTGTAGTGTGTAGTCAGCGTTTTCAAGGTTTCTGTGCCGTTTGAAGCGCGCTCGATAACGCGCAGGTCAGCAGCTGCGAATATCTTAAAAGTATAGGCAAAGACGGTTTGGCTGCCGTCCCCGCTATAACTCACTTTCGTGGTGGTGGATGATACGCTCATTTAATAATCCCCATATCTTTTAAGATGCCTCGCTCATTAAATATTCTTGCTAGCTCCTCATTGCCGTTTTTAGCCAACAAACGGGGCAAAGCCGCTTTGTAAAATCTATCTTCAGCGTTTTGAATCATTCTTGTCTTTACATCGTCATCAGCGTCTAGATACCGGGGCTGTATGGTCAGCACCTTTAAATAATCCCGAAACGGATATTCACCGCCAGCTGTTGTTGTCCTGCCACCAGCTGTAATGACCAGAGGCAGAATGACTTCATTTTTGGCAATTTTAGACAATTCGCCCTGATTGATTTTGTCGAGCTTTACGCCGCGTATCGCTTTTTTTTGCTCAGTCAGCGGCGCGCCAAGCCGGATTAACTCTTCTTGGTAAGGCTCGATTTCCTCACCAAATGAAATCCTAAACGGTGTCACGCTGTTCCAAATTGCTTGGCTGGGGTTTACATCAAACGGTACGCCCCGTTCCTTTTGATTGCCTAGCATATCGTATTGGTACGCAAAGTTTTCGATTTGCTCATTTACATATGGCGTGTTCATCAGCTGCACATTCCAGCCATAAGACACAGTGTCATAGAAAAACTGTGCGCCCGGTACGTCTGATACTTTCTTAGGGGTGCCCACCAAAGAATACGGTATTTCTGGGAACGGGTTATCTGTGTTTAAAGATTCGTTATATATTAGCTGCACATCATCTACTGTGTAGTAGTTCAGTGGGCTTTCCACTGTGCGCTTTGCTGTGTTGTCAAGCCTGTCCACGTTCCTGACAACGCTGCTGAACGGCACTGGTAATACGCCAGCTGTGCCACCTAAAAAGCCGTCAGTGACGATTGTGGGGTCGTTATATTGCATTGCAGCAAAAACATCCCCAACGCCCTGCAGCATTGGCAGGTCTCTAAAATAATCAACAGTAGCTACCGCGCCAGCTGTAAAAAGATTTAGGCGGTCTTCTGGGTTATAGAACATTGTTTGATATTGCGCGGTGCTAGCGGCAATACCCAACAAGGCGCTGACAGGCTCTAGACCCTGATAGCTAACATAATTTAGCTTACCATTAGGCAGCCCCTGTTCATTGTATATTGGCAGCGGGTCACCATCTTCATCAACAGGCCAGCCCTGGCCACGAAACACCAAGCTATATGGCTGCCATTTCGGCGGCAGCATTTTGCGCGCTTGTTCATCTCTTGGCATAGAGCCTGTAATACGCCCCTCAATAGCCAAGGTATGCAGCTGGGCTAATGTTGCAGACCCTAGTGCTAGGCGCCCCATAGCGCGCTGCTGCGCCCGTGCACCGTTATTGCCAAGCAGATTATTTCGAATTGTACTGTTTGGATTTAGCATTGATGCAGCAACAATTAAGGGATGGCTTTCGCCTACCCGGCGCATTCCATTTGTTGGCGCTTTGGCAAACGGCATTAGCAATTTGCCTAAAAAGTTCTGCCTTATTTTTGTTGTGCCGCCGCCAAGCAACCCATCGCCCAAATCATCAGTCAAGGTTACATAACGTGACGCATGATCCATTTGCTCATTGACAAACTTTGGATCAAGCAAAACCATCATTGCATCATCTAGGGCTTCTTGCTCTGTACGGCCAGCTGCCTTTGAGCGCCGGGCTGTTCTTACAGCCTGCTCATACAATTCACCCCGGCTAGAAATGACGCGCCAGTAATCATCAGCTGCCATAAGCGCTGCGCCGGGCAATCTAATTATCTTGCCCAATTGGTCAACCGCTTTTCCAGCCGTGCCGCTAATGTTGAGGTTTTCGCTATCAATCGCGCGCAGGTTTGCTGACTCCACTTTATTTAATTGGTCAGCTGGCGTTTCTTCTCTAAAGGTTTTTGCAGCAACAACCCACGCATCACGAAAAGCTTGATTGTATCCAGCAATCCGGGCAAATACATCTTCATAATGCATTCCTTCAGCAGTCGGCTCTTTACCAACCACTTTCTGCCCCGCTCTAATAACAGTGCCAAAGCTAGCCCCAGTTAGGTCTGCTAGCACGTTGTAAGCAATAAAAAGCGGGGTAGCCACGGCGTTTTTAATTTGGGTCGGGACGTAAGACAAAAGGCCATTAATATAGACCTCCATCCAAACGCCTTCAATCTTTTGACCCCATGAGCCAAAAACATATTTGTTAGCCCCGGCCTGACCACCTTCTTTTAGTGCATCTAAATACCCAGCCGCCATTTTTTTGGCTAGGTTGCCGCCGCCGCTTTCATTTAACAAAGCTGTCAGCGCTTCGTCTGGCACAGTTGTCCCGGCTGGGATTTTAAAAGCTTGCAAGGCTCTGGCTATTTCTGTTTGCGCGCCCTTAGCTTTCATCTGAATGCCAGCATGAATAGACATCTGCCGCCGGAAATCGACAAGCAGCTGGGGACTGCCCTCGCCTGCCTGTATGCGCTTTGCCATATCTTCTAGCCGGGTAGCTGAACGCTGCAGCAAAATACGGACAGCGGTCATTTGCTCTGCATTGAGCGTGTCACCAGCTTTTAAACGCAGTGTCTTTTTTGTAAGCCCAACCTCATCAGCTAGCAGCTGGTCAGCCGCTGCTAGTGTTTCGTTGTTTGTTTTGATACCGCGCTTCTGCGCTTCGGTAGGCTTGGCTATAATCTCAGAGGTTGCGTTGATAACGCGGTTTATATCTTCACCGCCCTCGAACTTATCAAAGTTAAAATCAATGCCTACGCCGTCATCAACCATGCCCGGCTGGGTAATCATGGTTATAAGGTCTTCTGCGTCACCCTCATCAGCTAGGCCAGTGCTAAATCCGCGCCGTGCCTTTTCTGCTGTTTGAGCCACTTGCTCATTAGGCGCTAATTCCGGCTGGGCTGGTATAGCTACATCTTCGCCTAACTCATCTAGCTCTCTTGTTGTTGGCGTTTGGATTGCCTGCCCAGCGTCACCGCCAGCATCCATGAAACGCTGCCTGCCCTCTTCGGACAGTGCGTCTTGTGACAGGCGCTCTTGGGTCTGCTGCACTGTTGTGCCTTCTGGCATAACACTTTCGGTAACAGGCTCAGGAACGCGCCCGGCAACACCATCTTCTAGCTTGTCTACAGATCTGCCAGGCGCTGCGTTTTTGCCACCACGCAAAATGATAGACAGCCAACTGGCGTTCTGAATGCCCTCATCCACGCCCGGCTGTGAATCGGCCATGCGCCGCACCCCGCCAGACTGCATAGCCTGGGCTGCTTGTTGTCCCGGTGTTGCCATGAAATTCCTCAACAAAAAAGGGCGCCGCATGGCGCCCTAAGCATATATAGATACTACTCGATTTTCGGCGCGTTGGCTACCGTGATTTATTATCAGCTGTTTTGGTTTCAGCCGTTTCAGTTGCCTTCGGCTTTGTCGAGAAGTTGTCCGAAGAAGTCCTCAAGTTGTTGGCGGTTAGAATCGAGTACCCCGACCCCTGATTCCGCATTTTCTCCGGGCTGTCCACTAAAGTAACTTTTGTAACTGTCACCGCCAGGCTCCTTTGTCCAATCATTACGCAGCTTGGTTAGGTCAGCTTCCATAACGTCAACCGACACCTCTAACTCAAGATCTCTAGTTATATCAGATAATTTGTTATTTGCAAAATCCAAGATATATTCTTGGGCTTTGGCCTTGCTCATGGGGCTTTGTTTAATAGCCGTATCATCTATAAGAATGCGAATGCCTGGCTTGCCTTCAATAACTATCGGCTGATAACCCCGGAAAAGACCATTAGGCTCCGTTCCAATAATCCCGTCAAATAGTTTTGTCAGCATATCGCCTTCTCGCAGCTGATTGCCATTCTCTTGGATAATGTCCACCGCAAAATGTTTCGGGTTTTTAGTTATTGTTTTAGGTGCGTTTACCCATACTTCTGTTTGATTTAAATAATAGCCAAGCCGGGCAGCTGCTTCAACAGCTGTGTCGCGCGAAGCAATTGCCTGCTGCACAGTTGAGGGGTTTTGGAATAACTCCCAGCCCCCGGTGCCGTGTACGTTTTCGCCCAGCTTGATGCCCATCTCACCATTGACCATATCAATAGCTTTAGC